CTGCGGTACACCCAAAATTGTTTTGATAAGTGTGTCCTGACGAATGATCTCATTGTCCAGACTGCGTACCCTGTCAATCAATGCTACCAGTATTCCATGCTGTGAGTCTAGTTTGGTGCCAAGCCTCTCTTCCATATTGGATATCAGTTCAGCTTGTTTGTCGTCTAGCGTATCAAGTTTGGTTTCCATGCCATCAATGATTCTGTTTATAAGTTTCCATATAAAAAAACCTAAACCTAAAGCAGCAGCTATTGGAAATCCAACTTCATTTATAAAAGTTATGGCTTGTTCCATTACTCAACAGGCTCAAATAATCCCTTTTCTATAAGGATCCTTCTATTTTCTAAATGCTCTTGTTCTACTTCGTTTTTGCTTTGTCCATAATATGCAACTGCTAAATTAGCATCAATCATAGACTGGTTAATGTTTTCTTCGTCTACAACAACATCACCTAAGACTCTACCAAACTTACCTCTGGAGTCCTTAAGTTTTGTTTGTATAACTATTTTGTCGCCGTTTTCTATCGCTTCTTTTAAGAAAGCCGAAGCCATTTTTCCTCGAGCCTTCTCATCCAAGTCACGAGTACGTGACTCGGGAGTATCAATGCCATATAAACGAACGCGAGACTTATAAAGGATATCGAAACCAAGATCCAAAATAACGTCGATAGTATCGCCATCAACGACCCTTTCCACTGTGCAACTGTATTCATACATTACAGATACCTAACGGCTAATAAACATGTAATAACTACAGGATATACACCCCATAGCAACGCTTCTAAACGTCTAAATTTATTAGAGCCCTCATCTAACCTTTTCTCAATAAAGTCAAATCTAAGAGCACACTCTCTCTCAAACGCTGTAGGAGAGGCTTGTTTTGTTTTTTTCACTTTTTTCTTTTTTTCTTACGTTTCAGGCCTTTAAAATCAGCGCCTGTAATACGATTACGAGGTTTAGCTACTCTAGCTATTTTCTTTTGTTTAGGAGATAGCTTTTTCATTAGTACCTCATTTTTCTCATCTTCATAGGCTTGGCTTTTTTAGTCATGCCTTTCTTTTTCTTTTTTGTAGTTTTCTTCTTTGGTCCATATGATGAATACGCCATATTAGTACTCCACTTTTGTGTTTTTAAACTTACGATGCGATTTTGTATCAACAAATTTAGCATCCGCCATGACTCCTGGTACAGAACCATCATGATTCGGCACCGTAGAATATTTTTTAGTACAAATATCTTTATACTTAGTTTTCTCTTTATGATTTGTAGGTCTATTAATCATGTTTTTATTCTATAACAACTCTATTCTTTTGGGTATTTTTCTTTAATTACGGTTATTGCGTCTTTCCAAGTAGTAGTACCATTGACCTGGTCTTTATATAGCATGTCTAATTGGTCTTTTACATGCGGATATTCGGCTTCTCTTTTTTGTTTGTATGTTTGATCTATGTCAACCGCACGTCTGTAAAGCTGTCCTCCTTCCTCTACAATGACTATATTCTTTCCAACTACTCCGTCGCCTGTTTCATCGTTTATTGGCCTCCAGTCGTCTCCTTCGCCTTTATTAGGGTACACTGCGTTGTTGTAAACAGCACCGTCTATCCATTTAACCCAAGCCATTACCTTACCCCCATGAGGAAACCAGTAGCATCAAATACTGTTTGGTTGCCGCTAGCATTACTACTACCTAAAATATTTGCATCTCCTGAAATCCTAGCTCTTGCTTTTACGCCGTGCGTTACCTGTTGCTCAGTTGCACCAGCAAACACGCCCGAAATAGCAAAATCATTGTAAGCCGTATCAACAGCTACCCACAGTATTTTTGCAACTTCTACAAAAGCTCCTACTGCTCCGGCGCTAATTGATGATTTAAAACTAAAAGTGGTGGAGCTCCCCCAAGCAGAAACGTTAGAGCCAGAATATGAAATAAGCCTACTGCCAAAAACTACTGTATTTCCATTAATCGTACGATCCGTACTGCCATCAGTTATTATATCTCCGACAGCAACATTGGCTAGTGAAGCAATACTGGTGCTAAAAGTAACGGTGTTGTTAGCACCTGTAGATGTTAAGCCAGATAAGTAAGTGCTTACTATAGCACTGCCATCATATCCACTTCCAAAAGCAGATGGCGTAGAAGATGTACTAGCTGTTTCAGTAGCTGTACCGCCTTGCGAGTTTACATTCCAAGGAGCCATTTCTAAAACAATGTGATACCAAGAATTTTTCTCTACACTTACTTGGTTTAAATTAAAGTTTCCGTAAGGCACCCAACCTTGAGAGTGAGTCGGTTTCGCCAACTCTAAAGTTAGCACCGTAGAAAATGTATTACTGTTATTAACAAAAGTTACACTGCTGCCTAAAGAAGCTGCTTCTGCTTTTGCGACATCTCCGTTTAGTGTATTCGCAAACAAACTCCCAACCTTAGCAGTGTCAATTGCAGCGTTAGCAATCTTCGCATTTGTCACTGCTGCGTTTACAATTTTTGCATCAGTTATAGATGCGTCTTGAATTTTAGCTGTGCTCACAGATGCGTTTCCAAGCTTAGCATTTGTCACAGCTGCGCTAGCAATACGCGCTTCATCCACAGCTAATGATCCAATTTTAGCAGTTGTTATAGCTGCATCTTGTATCATCGCGTTTTTAATAAATACTGTGTTACTAGACACTTCAAATGGAGAAGTATTAGAGCTAGCGCCATTAAATATAACAAACCTATCTGCTTGGAACTGCACAAAAGATTGAGCTCCAGACCCGTCGCTTGCGTTAGATCCAATAACCATGCCTGCTGCAGATTTACTACCGTTCGACTCTGTAGATACTTGCAATACAAACATTGCATCTAAATCTCCAGTATGTGTTGCAGTGGTAGTATTTAGAGTACTAATAGAGCTACTGTTTGTACCTACTGTGCTAGTAAGATTTGTTAAAGAAGTAGCAGTAGCACTTTGAGCGTTAGTAACAGTAACAATATCGGATTGAGCCGTAGCCATAGCACCAGTCAAAGTACTTCCAGTAAAGCTGGTACTACCAAACAAAGTAACTAAACTAGAATCACGGCCCGCTACCCATGCATTGTTAGCTGTGTTTCGTATATATATTTGGCCATCGTCTGTATCGAACCAGATATCATTTGGTTGCAAAGAACTGCCATCTCCTCTTGTACTAGGTTGACTAGAACTTTTTATAATTACCGCCGCAGTCGTGTTAGTGGCTAATAAATTGTAACCAGGTAAATCAGCTAAAGTGTCCCCTAAGCTAGTCATTACTGCAGCAATATCTGCAGCAGTTGTTGCGCTTTCTGGGCCTGCAAATGGCCCTTTTATATTAGAGGTAGACACATGACGGATCCAATAGAAAAATGTTTGATTGTAGTCATTTGAGTCAGACCACACAGATGCAGTAGTAGTATCAGCTAAAACAGAATTACTTATATTGTTAGAAGTTCCTCTATAGACTTCTGTAAAAGCAAAATTGCCGAACTGCGGATCATCCCAAGAAACCACAGTCGTAGTGAAAGCCGCACTAGCTGCAAGTCCAGTAGGAACTGGAGGTGTAGTAACATCGTTTAAAGCAGGAGGCGGTCCAAAATCTACTACACCGGTTCCCGCATTTGGATTAAATGGATTATCTAAAAGCTCCTCTGCAAGACCACCAGCAACTAACTCTCTTAGCGTCACTGCTCTATCTCTAGGGTCGCCTCTGCGACCTGATAAGACTTGAACTACTTCTATTAAAGAATCTAAAGTTCTTTTTAGCTGAGGGTCTACTTTAGAGGGTACAGCTACTATAGAAGGTACTTTTGTTCCACTAGTGCTCACTACACTTCCCTCAGTTCATCTATAGACTCTCCTATACAAATCTCATTTATAGTATGCGCACCCTCTACTTGTATAGCGTAGGTCTTATGTAGTTTTGATGGTAATCTAAGTATGGGTTCGGGTATTGTAGTAGCACTAAAACTAGGCGTTTGTCCTGTTACACTAAAAGAACTGCCAGAAGTTGTAACAATTGCTTGGTAGTACAAAGTGCCATCTCCGAATACTTTTACTGTAATACCACTACCGCTGTAGGCTTCAGCTTCTACTTTTACGAAACCCATACTAATTGGTTTGGTAGTAACAAATTCTTTTGTTTTAAATGTAAGAGCTTCATTAGTAGTGCTGCCCTGGAACTCTTTTACATCACTGCCTTCTATTACATATAACTCATTGGTATCGGGATCTGTGTGTCCTCCTTTTGTACTAGTACTAGAAGTCTGTGTTAGTGTTGTAAGTGCATTTTTACCGCCCCTTGGGTCAAAAATAAAACCACCAAAGTTTGAACCGCTAGCATAGTACCCAATGTACTTACCTTGCCATAGGAATCCTTGTATTGTAGAGGGATAAAAATCTGCTTGCCACTGTTCAGGGGTAATCAACCCTTCTGTTACTACTTGTACATCTGTACCAGCAGCTGCTACTAGTCCGTCTGGAGACGCATATATAACATAAGGCCCCATATCTACCATAGATCTTTTATTTAGACATGCCTGTGCTGCCTCTATACGAACAGAAGTCATTGATTGAGGGTCAACACCAGTTATAAAATAAGGATTGCCTTCTGTACCTACAAATAAACCATTACCTGTGGTTCCTATACCTACAATAGGGTCTTCTAGAGTAGTTCTATAAGCTACGGGCCAAGCATGTGGTAAGAAGGGCTCAGAAAAACATATTCGCTTACCTGTAAAGCCTGCAAAAATGCCGTTAGGTAACGCAGTAAGCCCTTTCATAGCCCCGTTAGGGTATAAAGCTGTTTGCTCATCTGGTGGGGCAATCCAAAAAGTAGAAGGTATTAATTCACCTAAGTTTGCATTTGTAACGGTATCTGTAAAACTAGTGGCGGATAGGTTTACTTCTCCTACAAACTGAAACGCAGTTGTATTAGAGCCTGTATTGGATCTATAAATACGTTTTTTAGTTAGGTTTGTATTAGTCCTCCCAACCCCCGACCCTGCAGAAGTTTCCAATCCACTTACTGTAACTGTTTGCGCATCTACTTTTGTTACTTGTGTAGATACAGGAGACGGCGGTCCTTCCTCCCCATATCCAGAAACAAACGTATACACATAAGCTGTATTGAACTGTGTAGTAGTGCCGTCATCAGTGCCACTAACACTTGTAGTAGGAGCAGCAGTGGGAGCTGGTATGCCCAGTCTATAAAAATTTCTAGGGTATCTACCTGAACCACTTGCAGTAATTATGTCGCCTGCTGCCATTCTAGGAAAAGACTCACCTGTCCAGTACAATCTAGCTAAAGCATCGTCAGCGATAGGCCCTGGTTGAACGTCCACGTCCTCCGTCCATTCTAGCCAAAAGTTGCTTCCAGAAAATTCATAGTAATAGATGCTAGTTCTACCAGAAGTAGTCAACGTTTGAGTTTGCGAGTTCTCCGTTATAGGAGTTAGGACTCCTCTATCTAAGTCTAAGTCATTAGCAGTCTGCCCTACAGTATCCGCTAATAATCTTGGGGATATTTGAGGAGCTATACCTGAGAAGTTAATAAGTTTGTAGTAAGCCACTCTACCCCTCCAGTATTAAATCTCTTAAACGGGTACTCCTTGCCCCAACTTGTTCTGCCCACTTTGAATCTAGCATTTCCACGCCAGCTGTTTCCCATTCTCTTGCTTCCATAGCAGCTAAAAACTTTTTAAAACCCATTAATCTAGATAAACCTAGATTAAAGCACATATTAACAAGAACCCGTTGTCTCGAATCAGATAAAGTGCCAAACCAAGAGAAAGCTCCTTCTAGCTCTCTTACACAAAGGTCTATGTCGTTACTTAAAAGGTAATCAGATTCGTCTTCTGTAATACCACGGTCATCTATATTTCTACCAACGCCAATAGTATTCTTGCCAGCGCTGCACTGATACAAAGTAAGCACCACTCCTTCGTCGCGCTTCAGTTCTTCTATCAGTATTTCTCTATTCATCTTTACTACCACCCCCATTAGATGCGCCAAAATAAAAAGAGATAACTGCACTAGCTAGGCCGCCTAGGTATCCGAGAACTAAATTGATTAGAGCCTCCGAATTTTGTTCTGGCGGTTGGAGTGTTACTAAAAATATGTAACCCAAAAAACCGCCTAAAGTGGCAATACCCATGATCCTAGTAGTCCAGTCTTTAGAAAAAGCTTTTCTAGCATCTTGAGTATCAGCTACTTCTAGCTTAAACACATCTACTTCAAGCTCTTTCATCTGCACTTCAAAAGCCTGTTCTGCTTTTTTAAGCTCAAGCATTTGCTCAGGTGTTGCTGCTTGCACTGCTTTTTCTATAGCTTTGGGGTTGTTTTCGCACCCTAGAACGTCTGCAATCATATTAGCAGCCATACCGCCCATAGGGCCGCCCAAAGCAGTTCCAAGAGTTGGTGCTACTGCTCCGACTAAATTTTTAAGAAGTGCTTTCATTTGCCTCGTCAATCATATCGTGAGCTTTTTCTAATTGTGTATCTGCTACTGTAGTAACTGGCGGGGCTTCTTTTATATCTGCTTCTTCTATAAGATTATTAAGGACTGAAGTAGTCTTTTCTTGTGCCCTTTGTTGAGTTTTAACTAGTTTTCCTAATCTATCTAATTCAGTCTGTATAGATAAAAGCAAATTCATCTCCTGCTTCATCTCATCAGTCAGATCTTTTATAAAATACTCTTTACCATTGTAGTTAATACGTTCTATTTTTTGCTCTGTCATAAATACTCCTTATTTAGTTAAAAATATAATCATAGCATACTGGATTCATTTTCACTCTTTTTGTAGCCTTTCATTCTTAAGATGTTGGTGGTGGTGTTGACGATGCTTTATCTACAATATTTAAATCATAAGCTTGCTGTATTTGTGCGGTTTCGCCTGTAGCTATTGCTATTTCATTGTCATTACAATGCAAGATTAGTTTTGAAAGAATAATTTCCTTCGCTATTCTTGCTCTGTTTTGTCCTGCATTAGTTAGCCATGCATCAACGTCAACCGTTACTGATTCAAATGCCTTAACTTCCGCATCTGTTAGTGTAATTGTGTAATCTGCCATATCTTTTCCTTATTATTAACCTAAATAGAATCCTGAAAATGCACCGTAAGCTGTTCCATAAGTTGCACTATTCCCCATGTTGTAAACTCGCACATAATCTCCTGCGCCAAGATATATAATACAACTCAAGTTCAGTCCTTCGTATGAAGTATTTCCTGGAATGCACAAGGTATCTCCGTATTGTGTACTAGCAGCATTTTCGTTTACGCCAAAAAGTATTCTTTCATATGAGGTAGTAGAGCCTGGATCTATTAATACTGATGCATTAAGAAGGTATTGACCAGAGCGAGGAGCGGTGTACTTACCATTTGATGTGTCGTAGTCTGAACCTGTATTGTGGTGTGTGCTTCCAAAGATGATGACGTTTCCACCTCCATTTGTAACAGCAGGAGCAGTAGCTTGAAAACCACTTTGGTACGGAAGATCAACTTGCCCTAAAGCACTATCGCCTGCTCTTATAACAGCTGCTATTCCTACGCCTGATACAACTGCCTGTAATTTTACATTACCATTTGTAACTCCGTTTGTGAGGCTTGTATTTGAACCTCCGTCATAAAGGTCTAATACTCCATTACCGTGTGTTATTGTGTCTCCAACAACTAGCGCACCGCTTACTGTTGCTGTACCTGTTTCAGCTACAGTAAATACAGCCGTTGAAGTATGTTTCATAACCTTAAATACTTGGTCATCACCTGAGTTACCATTTGAGTCTATTCTTAAATGTATACCTCCTGCAGCATTAAGGAGTAAGTTTTCAGAACCACTAGAACTAGGAGCTTCAATAGTTCCTCCACCTGTAAGACTCAAATTTCCTGCAATAGCAATATCTCCTGATGAATCTATCTGTAGTCTTGTGCCTACATCGCCATCATATATTTGAAAAACATCTGTATCAGTTCCTATGCCCGCACCAACGTACCAATTAGCAGCAGTTGTAACAAAATTTACTGCTGCATTTCTAGCTCTATTATTTTGTATCTTTACATAAGCCTGACCGTCTGTTGCTGAATTATAAACCTCTAATTTTTGTGTAGGGTCTGTCGTAGTTCCTATGCCAACATTGCCACCAGACTTTATGATAAGCTCTACAGAATCATTAGACATCAATCTAACATCATGACTTGAACTTGTGCCAATCAACATAGTATTGGCAGAATCTATTCCTGAAAATGCAGTTGCTGTTCCGTTACTTGCTCTTATGCGTGAATTTCCTGATGAAGTTACAAGATGTAATAAATCAGCAGGACTCGCAGTTCCTATGCCTACTCTATTATTAGAAGAGTCAACTTTTAAAGTTGTTGTATCGACAGTTAAGTCACCTGAAATAGTTGCACTTGTGAAAGAAGGTGTAGATCCTACTGTTTCAATAACATCAGAAAGCAGAGCTTTCTTTAGTGCATTGTCTGTCGCATCAAAAATAAGTACAGAATCAGCTCCAACAGCCGTTACCTGGGTTTGTCCAGATATTACTGAAGGATCTAAATATTCACCATGTACTTTTGTTTTAGCCACCTTTTAGTTCCTCCACTTCTTTTTGTAATGCCTCTATGAGTGCTTGTTGTTCTTGGATTGCTTTTACAAGATACGGTGTAAGCTTTCCATAATCTATTTGCCAAGGGTCTACATTTACATCATCTCCGCCTTGCTGTACAACATCAGGTATTACTTCATTTAATTCTTGTGCAATAAATCCTACGTTATGTACACCATCATTTTTCCAGTCATATTCTCTAACTTTTGTTTTTAAAACTGTTTCAAGTTGTCCCTCTGCATCAACAATATTATCTTTCAATCTTTCATCAGAAGACGTGTTATATTGCACAGTTGAAGCACTCGCAGCTTTAATACTGCCCATGATTGCACTTTGACTTGCAAATTCTACAAATCTAGAACCTGAATCTGGAGAAGAGTCTCCTGAAAATTGAAGATATAGTTGAGCGGCATTACTAGCAACATTTGAACTAGTGCTATTGATATATAGAGCTTGCTCACTAGCAGTTAATTGTGCAACATTTAATGTACGTGTTGAAGTAGATGTTGTACCTATTCCAACACTTCCATTGGAACTAATACGCATTCTTTCTGAACTTGTAGAAGTTGAATAAAACCTTAAAGCTCCTGTGCTTCCATTATCATAATCAATTCTTGGGCTAGCTTGTGCCATAACAATGTCATCAGAAACTTTTATTTTTCCAACAACATGAAGTTTTTGCTCAGGACTTGTAGTTCCTATGCCTAGGTTTCCAGAAGAATTAATACGAATTCTTTCACCTGCGTTTGTTCCAAACCTCATACTGTTGTCTGAGTTTTCGTATTCTATTGTGCCTGGAAACCCTGCACTATCACCAAATTCAATAATTGGATTACTGCTTGTATTTGTACCCTTAAGTTGTAGATGTGGCTCTCTTGAACTGCTATTTTCTTCAGCTTCAATAAGCACTGTACAATCTCCAGAAGAAGTTGCAATGTGTAGTTTTTCACTTGGAGAATGAGTTCCTATACCAAAATTACCA